TGCCACTGTCACGAGCGTCGGCTACCCATTCAACACCGTCGCAGAGGGCTCTAGCAACGCAGCCCTCGCGGCATGGACTTTCGGTAACGCTTCTCCGTCGACTGCCGCGAAAATGGCAATGGAACGTGCGCGCGGAACGGCAGCATCTCCGTCTGGCCTGGTTGCTGGCGACGTCATAGGCGAGATTGTGTTCAATGGATTTACCAACCAGCGCGTTGCTGCTGCACAGATCCTTGGCTATGCGGCGACTGGTTGGGGCGCTAGCGGCTCGGACGCTCCCGGCAACTTGTTGTTCCTGACGGCGTCGGACGGTTCGGCCACCCCGGCGCAACGTTTTGCGATCAACTCAGGAGTCGAAGCTGTTGTGAACGATCCTCGTACGCCAGGCTTCAACTTCCGTGTTGCTTCACAGGCTAGTGCAAACAGCCTAAAGGTAGACGGCACGACGGGCGCGGTCACGCTCACATCTTATACAATGCCGACGATTACTGGCACGCCTAATCAGGTGCTTACAACTGACGGTGCGGGAGCAGCTTCTTGGCAGACACCTGCTGCAAGTGGCGTCACGGGCAGCGGTACGGCGACGCAGATCGCGTACTTCACCGGGGCGAGCGCCATCGGTTCCGAGACGGCGAGTGGCAGCAACTCGTTCACCTGGGACGCGACGAACAACCGCCTTGGTGTGGGAACGGCAGCCCCGGCCCACGTCGTCGACGTGCAGGCGGGTACGCCGTCGGGTGGCGCTTACGCACTCAACGTCGAGGGCACCCTGAACACCGACGTAGGCGTGCGAGGCGGCTCGAACTTCGACTTTATTGCTAATGGAGGTAGCGGCGTCCGCTACGGCGCGCAATACTACCTCCACGGCACGTTCAGCGCCAACTCACCTACGCGCGCCTTCGCGGCAGACAATCGCGTGCCGGGAACAGGTGCAAACCTGTTTTCCACAACGCAGCAGTTCAACTTGGGCGTGCTCGCATCTGCGGGCAACGTGGCAGGCGGCGTCACGAACGTCGGCATCGCCGGATACGGTTCCGATGGCTCGACGCTTTCCGTCGGCGTTCTCGGTTTCAGCTACACGGGAAGCAACACCGCAGGCCCGAACCGTATCGGTGTCATTGGTGTGGCCGACACTACTGCCGTCGCCACCAACATCGTCGGTGGCTACTTCGGCCTCGCGGCGCAAAACTCTGCGAACCCGACGTTCACGTCTTCGGCGCTGATCGCGGACAACGGCTCGCAAGCTGTCCCGATCTTCCTCGCCCGCGACAACGGCACTGAAGTCGTCCGCATCGCAGACGGCGGGTTCGTCGGCATCGGCACCTCGACGCCGTCGGCGAATCTGCAAGTCGTCGCCGGTTCGCTGGCTGTCGGCAAGAGCGCGGTCGCGGTGTCGGGGACGTTGGCGAATCCGGCCAGCACCTACGAGATCGGATCGCAGCTTTACGTCACGTCGCAAGGTTCGGGCGACGGCTTCATCGCAGGGCAGTACGTCGAGTTGATTCCCGGCTACACGGGGCCGGGACGCACGCAGGGCGCTGCGCTGTTGAACAAAGTCGAAGGTACGGGAACAGCGGCGTTCACCCCACTTTCCGGCGCACTCAAGGCAAACTTCGGCTTCTTCGGCGACGTCGCAACAACGACAGGAACCACCCCGACAGGCGCAGGCGTTCGCGTCGGTGTCTTTGGCTACTCAGGCGGTTCATCGACGTTGAACGTCGGTCTTGAAGGACTCTCGCTCGGCAACGCGGGCGAAGCGGTCGGCGTGTATGGCGGCGCGATTCGCTCGGCGGGCAGCAACAACGTCATCGGCGGCTACTTCTCGCTCTACACCGACGCTGCTCCGTTCTCGGCAGCACTCGTCAACATCGACGCCGCGCTCGTCGCCGACAACGGCCCGCAGGCCGCTCCGATCTTCGTCGCCCGCGACAACGGCACCGAAGTCGTCCGCATCGCGGACGGTGGAAACGTCGGCATTGGCACGACGACGCCCACTACGCCGCTCGACGTTCTTGGAACGGTTCGGTCTGTTGTCATCCCCGGCGCAAACTCGTTTGTCAGCACGGACCTGACCCAGAGCACGTTTGTCGTTACGCACGCGCCGACTGACCAGAACCAAGTGCGCTTGTCGACGGCGGGCCTGAATCAATGGCTGTCTCTCGCCAACGGCGCGGGAAGCGACGTACTGAACGTCCGCAGCAATAGGGTCGGCATCGGGGACACAAATCCGGCCTACACGCTCACCGTGAAGTCGGGGAGCGCAGGTATCGCTTTTGACCCGACGACGCAGTCAATGGGCGGCACGTTCGGGACGGGCGGCAACTTCACTTGGTATGCAGAAACTCCGGGTAGCGCGAGCGGGCCGAATCTTCTGCTCGGCGGAAGCACACGCGGCGATACGCAGAAAAATGCGTTGGTCTACGGCGTCGGCGCTACCGAATACTTCCGCGTCGACGGCAACGCTTCCGGTCACACGCTCGGCAACGTCGGCATATCTACGTCTGCGCCAACGACAACTTTCTCGGTCTCTGAGAAATTCCAAGTTAACAGCACCGGCAATCTCGTAAAGGTCAACAATGTAGCGCAATCGTGGCCTGCGTCACAGGGTGCTGCCAGCACGGTCCTGACGAACGACGGCGCAGGCAATCTGTCGTGGTCTGCGGTGCCGGCGAATGGAAGTCTGACGCCGAAGCTCGGCAACGTGCTGATCGTGGACGCCGTGAACGGCAACGACGCAACGGGCACGGTGAACGGTCCGCCGTTCCTCACCGTCGAAGGCGCGATTGCGTACATCAACACGCACTCGCTCACGGGCGTCACGATCTGGATTCAGCCGGGGACGTACACGCTGGCATCGCAAACGACGGGCATCACGATCCCCGACAACTGCTCGCTACGTGGCGTTTCTTTGCAGACGACGCGCATTGTAATGAACGCGAGTAACCCCGGTAACACGGTCACGCTGCTGACGATGGGAGAGAATACGCGTGTCGAGGACGTGAGCCTCACGCTCAACTCGACGAATGCTACTACGAACCTCGTCGGCATCGCGCTCCCCGGCACGACGAGTGTGACGAGCAAGTTGCGCACGTCGGTCCTCACCGTCGACAACAGCGGTCTCGCTGTTGGAACGACGACGGACACCTACGGCGTGCTGTCGAACGGCCAGGGCACGCTCAACGCCGCGACATTCAGCTTCAACTGCCTAAAGGGCAGCACGATCAACGTCAAGAGCAACGGCGCAGGCAATAAGTTCGGCATCTACCAGCCATCGACGGGCACCGGGAACCAAATCTCGACGCGTGATCTCAATATCTACGTCGCTGCGCCCACGAGCGCAACATCAACAGGCTTGTACGTCGGCATCTACACCGACAACCCAAATTCGCAGATTCAAACACGCGCCACGAGCATCGCAGGTGCTCCCTACCCTGCCGTGCAGCTCAAGCTCCCGGTGGTGGTCACGACAGCGAACACCGCGCTGACAGGCCTTTATACGCTACAAGGCGTGGCCCTCGCAATAGGCGACCGTGTGCTTGCGACCGGGCAGGCAAGCGCCGTCGACAATGGAATCTGGGTTGTGGCGTCAGGTGCATGGACACGCGCAGGTGACATGGCGGCAGGCACGCAGGCACTCGGAGCGTACACGTTCTGCAACGCAGGTACCTTCACGCACACCGGCTGGGAGTGTACGACGACGGGCCTCGTCGGCACGGCGGCGTTGACGTGGGTGCAGCGGTACGCGGGTGGTGACATCCTGCAAAACTCGCCGCAGGCAGGCAACGGCACCAACGGTATCCAACTCGGGCCGGGAACCGATCTTGTGACAAAGACGGCGTGTACGCACCCGTTTACGACCTACGTCACGCCTACGACGTTGCAGTTCTGCTTGCGCGGCAACATCGACGCAGGCACGCACTACTTGTGGCCGGGAACGCTGGTCAACTCAATGGACAACGCCGAAGTGTTCTATCGATTCCAGCAGAAGTCAGTGTTGCAGGGCATGTTTGTTAATATCCGAACAGCGGGCGGCGTCGGCAAAGACCTCACGGTCACGATCAACAAGTCGACGACGGGCGTGAGCGGGTCTGGCGTAGCGACGCTTATGAAGGCCACTGTCAGTGGTACGGCAACGGGTGCGACTAGCTATATTCGCAGTGTCGACTTCGCGCAGTTCGAATATCTCTCGGTGCAGGTAGATTGCTCCACTGGATCGTCGGCTGCGGACCTCGTCGTCGAGATCGACTTATTCTGATCGGAGGCAATAGTGCCGATATCTGCGTCTATTGAAAAGACTCAATACACAAGGCTGTTTGACCCTGGCAATTAATACTTGAGACAGGATAGATAATATCTAAGATATGATAAAAGGAGAGGTTTTATGACATTTGCCCCGATTAGACCAAGGCTGGTTGTGAGAAATATTTCGCGTTATGACGTAAACATTCTTGGCAGGGTCAAGCTGCGTCCTGGTGAAGAGAGAGACTTGTACGCAGAACTAGAGTACAATGATTTTGGATCACTAACAACCACGGTTCTCAAGGAACTGGAGTCGCCGAGCGGCGAGATATACAGGCTCTGGAAAGTACTAAATGCAATACGAGTTACCGAGTTTGTAAATCCAACCCATGTTGGTGCCGGCGTATCTGCGGATTCATTCTCGACCTCCAATGCGTATTTCGAAGGTGCCATTCTGGGTTTTGAAAGCGGAGAGCTAAAGTGGCTAACAGCAGCTGCCGGCGGTGGTGTCGCCTCGGTAACCGCCACTTCTCCGCTGTCTTCTAGCGGTGGCACTACTCCAAATATAAGCCTTGGGACCGTTGGAGTTGCTAAGGGCGGTACGGGCCAGACAAGCTTGGCCGCGAATGCAGTGTTGCTAGGCAATGGGGCGCTGGGCGTTCAGACCGTGGCTCCTGGTACTGCCGGGAACGTGTTGACCTCAAACGGAACGACGTGGTCATCTGCCCCGGCTCCGGCCACTGGCGTCGCGAGCGTGAGCGCGTCTTCTCCGCTTTCTTCCTCTGGCGGCGTAACACCGGACATTTCGTTTTCTGCTTGGCCTGCTGACATCGCCGGTTCTCTGACTAATGATGGCTATGGCGGTTTATCATGGGTTCCTGCTACACCCACGCCTCCAGGCGGCGGGCTAGGTGACCTACAGATAAATGACGGATCAGGCGGCTTCACTGGCAGTACAGATCTTTCATTTGTTGCGAATGTATTGGAGGTCAATAACACCATCCACGTAACAAATGGTGGCAGCACCCTCTCTGTCCAGCCCGCTTCCTTGGGATCAGATGCAACAACGCTGACTGTTGATGCGGGTTCGCTGGTTCAGATCGGTGGTGTTGCCGACGTCAACATAAGTGGGGCATACACGCTTCCGGGGATAGACGGCTATACGGGTCAAGTTCTGACGACGAATGGATCAGGTGTGACAGCATGGTCCACCCCGGCAGCCACCGGAGTTACGAGTGTTGGTGCCTCGGCACCGCTTGCATCGAGCGGCGGAACGACACCGACTATCAGCTTAGCCACCGCTGCAACAGGCAACGCTTTGATCTCTGGTGGTGTTGGCGTCGCGTCGTCGTACGGAAAGATCGGCCTTGCCACGCACGTCAGCGGCACGCTCCCCGTAGGCAACGGTGGTACGGGCGCGAGTACGTTAGCAGCCGGCGCCCTTCTCTTTGGCAACGGCGGTTCGTCTATTCTGACGGACGCGTCGAACCTGTTTTGGGATGACACAAATAACAAGTTATTCCTTGCCGGTGTTGCGACGACGAACACGCACAAGATCAACATTGGAACGAGCGGGAGCGATCCAGCATTTGCTATCGCCTCTGGTGGGCGCATTCACTACTACGACGGCACTGGGGCGACAGATAACCAAATCCTGATCGGCGAAACATCCTCGGGCAGCTTTGCTAAGAAGACGCTCACAGCAGGAACGAATATCGCCGTCGCTAACGGTCCAGGCACCGTAACTGTCGGCCTGACGGGTCAAGTCGCAGTCGCAAACGGCGGTACTGGACTTGCGACTCCGGGTTCTACCGGAAACGTGCTGACTTCCAACGGAACTAGCTGGGTGTCTTCGTCTCCGACTGGCGGTCCGCCATCTGGCGCTGCTGGTGGTGACCTGACCGGCTCGACGTACCCGAACCCGATTATCTCGTCCTTTGGTGGCAAGACTCACTGGGTTGTGATCGGCGGTAAGTACGCGACCTTGCAGGCGGCGGTTAACGCGGCTGCTGCGGACGACACAATCATAGTAGGTCCTCCTACGCTTAGCGGGACTTGGGCTGACCCGTTGACTGGTGGAACAGTATTCCCGGCGGGTAAGCGCCTTTCCGTCATTGGCCTAACTGGAAAAGCCACTCCTCTTATCGACATTGGTAAGGTGTCATTTACGGTTTCTTCCGGTCTGAACATCCTCCAAAATGAGCTGTACCTCCGTGGCCTGTTCGTCAACGGAAGCTTCGCAGGCTCACAAGGCGTCCTGTTCAGCGGAACCAATCCTGCCCGCCTTCGGTTGCAAGACTGCTACATATTCAACTCAGGGACCAGCGGCGACTGCATTGTTGTCGAGAATACAGGCTCATCTTCGTCTATTTACCTCGACGGCTGCATCATTCAGACTTCTGTAACGAATACGTCTAGCATCATGGTCCGTCATACGGCTGGCTACACCCTGATCAAAAATGGTACAGAGATTACAGGCGGTGGCGCGAACGTAATGACCATCGCTGCTGGTACCGTCGAGGTATTCAACTCGCTGTTTGAGACGTCCGCTCTGAGCACGGGAACGGTGACGGCGTTTACCGCTAACACTATCACTGACTCGTCTAAAAACTACACTGTCAACTCCCTAGTAGGACAGACAGTGTACATAGCAGCCGGAACCGGTGCGGGTCAAAGCCGCATAATAACGGCTAACACGGCTACTCAGATTACAGTTGGCGTCAACTGGAGTCCAAACCCCGGTGCTCTAGCGTCTACGTTCAGCGTGGGAACGCCAAGGCCCGTTATCCTCGTAACGGGTACTACTGGAACGACGGCGTCGATTACCACTACTACCATACGTGCTCCGATTGGAGACTCGACCGGGATTAGCATAACCGGTGCTGGTGCCGTTGTTGGCATGAACAACAGCGTACTATCAGTTGCGTCAGGCGGCGGTGGCGGAGCAGGCACGGGCACGGGCTATGCCATAAGCGGCGTAGCTGGCGCAGTAGTTGTTGCTGGGCAGATGGCCTACAGCAATAGCGCTATTGTTCCCTTCAACGTAAAGTTCAAGAGCACTCTCAGCATAAGCACTGTGACGCAGTCATCTACAGCACTTGCAAATGCTGGTCTGACGTCAGCAGCCTAGTTCTTCTTGTCGCCAGCCCAACCGGTCCGGGCTTTGCTGGTCCTGGGCGAACTCCTACCGCTGCAAAAGAAAAAGATGGGTAGTAACGTAGCATAGCTAAAAATAAAGAGGGGCGGGAAAACCGCCCCTCTTCTTTATATTTTTTTTCGGAAATCAACCTACGTCGGCACTGATAATAAAGCCATGCGCATCAGTGGTCAGCAGAATACGCGCGGGATTAGTATCCGCTGGCATGGCCGAGCCAGGAGGAAGAACGCGGAAATCTGAAATCGTGCCTTTTGTCTGTAGATCCTGCAGGCGCATACGGGCCGAGGTTACATTAGCACCCTCGAATTCACGGGCCAGTTGCTCTAGGCGGCCTGGCTCAGCTACCTTGCGGACTCGTGAATCGGCACGAGCGGCAGCATCACGCTGGCGCTTTTCCTGTAGCTCCGCGTACTTCGCGAGTACGTCTGGCGCAAGAGCAGCTCCACCAACGGCAGGATTAAAGCCGCCATCAGTTGTGGCGCCACCACGAGCCTCGGCAGCAACCTTTGCCGACTTACGACGAGCTTCTGTGCGATCAGGTGCCGTAGCAGCTGAATCTGCAGCAGCCAGCTTGGTCAGACTCGTCTCAATTGCTGAGACTCGAGTATCCAGAGCTTCTAGCAGAGCAGCAAGGTCTGCAAAGCGCGTCTCTTCCTGCGCTAGAGGAGCGGTATCAGTCTGCGTGGCGGTATCGGTTTTCTTTGACTTAGTCATCTACTATCTCCTTTGGGCAACACTGCCCTTAGTCTATTATCTACTCTCTTTACAATGTCCATGGCTGCGAGCAAATCAGATTCTTTTGTTAGACGATCCCAACTTATTCTGATGCTGCACTTCGCCCGACTCTGATCAAACATTGCGCTTATTACATGTGAAGCATCAGTAATTCCACTGTTGCATGCGGCACCAGCGCTTATACTTAGTCCTGTATCACTAGCCTCTTGAACAAAAAGATCAGACGGAATTCCAGTAAAATAGTTAGCGATACCGAAGCCAGCGCCGTTCTTTTGCCAGCCTAAATCAGAGGCAGTCTCTGCCACAATGTCCAGATAGCGAGCATTTTTTTCCGCAAGCCCGCGGCCATGCACGTCCATCATCCAATCCATCGCATCTGCAAGACATGATATCGCTACCATATTAGGACTGCCTCCTGTAACTCCACCAAGCCCTTCCGTAGACTGATTATCCCAGAGATCTTCTGTTCCTAGAAGAATTCCCAGACCAGGGATGCCATGCCACTTGCCAGCAGATGCGAAAATATAATCCGCACTTTTTACAAGCGGATCATTCCAGTTCCCGCCGGTAGCATCGAGTACTAATCGTGCCCCACGTGCCTGAGCGGCCGCGATATCGCCCCGCACTTGATCCGATAAAGTTATGCCCGTCTCATTGTTCTTTAAACTGATAACAAGGGCATCATGACTGCGGAGTCCACCTATCGCCGGCTGTCCAGAACTATCCACGTCCAGCTCGTAATCTGCAACAGATAGCGAACAATTGTGCTCTGTCTTTGGCACATATAGCGAAAAGCAGTTATCATCTTTTAACTTTTTTGCTGTGAACCTAATCGCAGCAGTAGCAGACCCAAAGAAACTTAGGTCGAGCGGGGCACGCAGCAGATGCCCTGCGATTCGGGCTTTGCAGTCTTCTAGAAAAGATCTGCTTTGATTGCCTAGTGCATTAGCAGATGGCCTGTGCATTCCAATCGCACGAGATATGCTCGTTTCGAATCTAGGGTACGGGCTATTGAGTGCGGCTTTGTCAAGGTTTATCATTATTCACCAAATGAAAGAGGGCCGGTTTCCCGGCCCCTTTTCAATTCGCCTGAGCTTTAGCTGCAGACAAAGCTCGAACAAGATCCGGCTCATCTGCAAAACCAATCACAACATCTGTACTGAGAAGTAGTCCGGCCATGCTGCAGGCGTGCTCGACCTCGCTTACGATTACTCGAGCAGGATCAATAATACCGCGGTCGAGCAGGTTGCAGTACTCGTTGCGATTGCTGTCGTAACCGGCATGACGATCACCAGCAGTGCGAACATTATGCAGTACGACCTCGGCACTGCCACCGCCATTCTTGATAATCTCCTGGAATGGCACAAGCAGCGCCTTCTTAAGAATATGCACGCCTACGTTCTGCTCTTCATTTTCAGTGCTAAAATCACCTAGCATGTCGGCAGCACGTATAAGCATCGTGCCTGCGCCAGGCACCACACCTGACTGGGCCGCAGCCCGCGCAGCGAGCAGAGCATCTTCGTAAAGGTCGCGCTTCTCGCGCACTTCAGCGTCAGACCGACCTCCGACAATGATATTCGCAACGCCGCCCGTCAACATCGACCGGCGACGAGTAAGAGTATGGCGGAAGTCATCCTCTGTAGTAACAGCGATTTTAGCATCAATCTCAGATACACGGCGCTCGATTGACTCGGCCTGTTCGTCGGGTGGAATAATAATCGTCTTGTCAAGCCCAACCTGAACGAAGCGCGCAGTGCCAAGCTCAGCAAGAGAAAAGTCTTCAAACAGCGAGTCGCCAGCATCAGTGCGTCGAACTTTGGCACCGGTAGCAGTAGCGAGATCTTCCATCAGGTCACGCCGATCCTGTCCGAAGCCAGGCGCACGGACGGCAACTACATTAAGAATGCCGCGCATGGCGTTTTGGGCGAGTAGTTTTAGAGCGTCGCCCTCGATTGCCTCTGCAACAATAAGCAGAGGAACATTCGTCTGGTGAATCATGTTAAGGATTGCAGTAAATGACTCGCGAACCTCTGCCTGAGCGAGACTGCCGAGGCGACCATTAATTAGCCAGACATAGGCGCTTCGTGGATCTTCTGCGTTTGAAAAACGCGCATCCGTCTGGGCAAGAATGCCGTCCTCAATTGAGTCGCCATAGACTGTGCGTTGCTTTTCAAAGTCCCGCATAAAATGCTCGGTCACCATACCACGATCAAACTCGAATCCCTTAGTGAGGGTGACTTTTGTCGTGTTGCCTTTTCCTTCTTCAAGAGTCACCGTAGCATCGGCCCCGACTTTATCGAGAGTATCTGCAATAATCCGCCCGATCTCGCCATCGCCATTGGCCGAGATTGTGGCAACACGCAGTAGATCATCCATGCCTTTTACTGGAACAGCCTGATCCTCAACCCACTTTACGATGCGCGTGCATGCAGCGTCAATACCTCGACGCAAGCTCATCGGGTCTGTGCCCAGGCTGATCTGGCGTTTTCCTTCCTGAACAATTGCATTTAGCAGTGTGATCGTAGAAGTGGTGTTGTGCGTGAGAACGTAATTGTCTGTGAAATAAAGGTGATCAGGATTTGAGACCTTGATGCACATCATCTCAGTGGAAATACCCGTATCTTCGATCTCAGTAATGGCCAGTCCATGCTTATTGCCCTTCAGCTGAAACACACGGTGGCTGGGGTTCGACGAATAGCCCTTGCGCTCAACCGTGCCGCTCCAGGTCTGGAAGCCAAGGCTGCGGTAGAGCTCGAGTACGTCATCAGCCAGCCGCTTGCTAAATGACGTAAACTCAGCCAATCCACGGTCATTGATGTGTCCGTCCGTATCGATAAGGCCCTGTAGCAGTTGTGTGCGCTGCTGTCGATCTCCGTATAGATAGTTTTTAGGGATGCTCTTTTCAAGGCTATTTACGCCAAAGAGTCCTATGTTTTCGAGAATATCACGAATAGAACGCCCGTCCGCAGTAGTGCCCTGGATCTTTACTCGAATATAATTCTTGTTAGGAATCTTTTTAGCCTTAAGGTACAGGCCATCAGGCAAGCGAATTTTATCAATTACGTGCTCTTTCTTGTAGCCAAGCGACAGCTCTACTGAGCCGGTGCCAGTAAGAGAGCCATCGCCCAGAAGAAGGCCAACTAGATATGGATCAAGGGCCTGGTCTTTTGTCTCAAACTCGGCATGTGATACAGGCACAAAGTAGCGGTGGCCATTGTTGCTCTTTATTCGCAGGCCATTCTTCATAATCTCTTTTGTGGTGAGGGTGCGGGGCGTGTCGAAATAGTCGACAACTGACCAGAGATGGTCTTCGCAGCACTCTGCAGCGCGCCCGTCTGTCAGCTTAACCTTTAGAACTTTCCGTACTCCCTTTGGAAACACTCCCTCGACCTTTTGAAGCGTGCCGTTGGCACCGCAAACAGTATCGCCGACCTTTAGATCAGAAATAGCCACATAGCCGTTGGGCGTTAGAACCTTGGCATAAAGGGGCTGCGGGCCATCGCCCGCAGCTCGTACCGAGCGATTGCCGGCCTCACGAGCCAGCTGCGCGCCCATGTTCTCGAATGCATCTTTAAGCTCTACGTTTTTGGCAACAGTAATACCGTCCTTAGTAAACTGATATCCAGTTGGCGTCTGAATAAGAACATTCCTGCCGCGAGGACCCAGCGTGCTCTGTACGGCTTTTGCTGTCTTCTCGAGGCCGCGAACGATCTTGTCTTGCGCCTCTTTACCAAATGCAATTTCTCTTGCTTTCATTTTATCTCCATTATACCATAAAGGTATACTTTTCAAACTTTAGATAGCGATCCCTGAGGCGCTCTGCACGCCCACGCATCTCATTGTAAGCGCCTTCTCCAATTACGTCAATAGCAGGTAATAAGATTCTTCCAGCATTTATTCGCAGACTCCCGTCCGCGTATCGGCTGAGTAAACACTCTAGTTTTTGCATGCCGCCGTTTCGAAATGCGTATCCAGTGAGAGCATCATGAAGAGTTTGATCGAATTCAAGGATACCCCATGCAGCCTCGTCAACTAGCCACACTAGTGCGCTATACAGTATGTGCGGTCCAGTGCTGCTTACATTGAGCGAATCATCTACTGGTACTTTTGCAGGTGGAAAAGGAAAAACAACGGGCAATAGCTTGCCCGCTGCTAGTTCCTCGTTTATACGACGGATCGTCATTCGCCAACGCTTTCAGCCACTACGGTGTCGTCAGTTACTTCGATCAGGTTGGCTTCAAGGGACGTGTCTGCAAGGAGGCCGTCTACATCAGCAACCTCGCGTTCGCCAATAGCTAGTCGCGTCTGGGCAAGTAGACGCTCGCCCTTTTCCTGCAGCATATGCAGCTTGTAGTAGGCCGCAAGTGGATAGTTACGCGGTAAGCGGCCTTCCTTCTTAAGCTTCTTGAGTGCGGCCTTGGCCCGGTCTCGAGTCATCTTTCTAGCTGTCATTTCTTGCTCCTATCTTATATTACTGTTCAACTGGACAGGCTCGTGCTGAGCCGCTGCTGCATGTAGCCCGGTCGGAATTTGTCCCGGACGGCTATTGCTGCAGGCGGTAGGCGCGGCTTATTCGTCCGCTTCGCCTAGAGGCTCTGCTTCCTCTACCTGCTTATCTGCATTTCGTATCGAGCAGTAAAGTGCCTTCATTAAATACTCGGCTTTTTTCTCTGCGATACGATATTCAACACCAACTTTTTTTCGTAATTCGATGTCTTCCTGGATATCCAGGACAAGTGCCTGAAGAATTAGGTCTATTCCATGTGCCGAGAGGGCCTCATCTATGTCCTTTTTTGCTGCAGCTACGCGCTGCTTATTGCTGCTAAATACGCCAACCCCATTATCAGAGGCTGCCTTTAATGCATTTAAGGCTTCAAAAAAGAGTTTGTCGGCATCGCTCATAGGGCCCTCGGCGGCCGTATGTCATGGCGGAAGTACTCCTTTCACTCTTTCTAGTACTTCTTCTGGTAAGCCACGACCATCGACCACAATTCCGCTTACTTCATGCAACAATTCTTCATATAAAGTGTGAATTCTTTCCTGTAGATCGCGCCTATCAAAAATCTCTTTTGTGCTGCCAGACTCCAGCCGGCCACAAATCCTATTCCAGGCAGCTGGGAATGGCAACGCAATTAGGATGGTTGCGTCCGGTGGCGGTGCAAAGCGATTAAGTTGTTTAACCCAGGAGGTCGGCAGATCCAGGGACTGGTACACTAGGCTTGATAATACGTACCGATCCGAGACTACATCGACCCCGGCTTCGAGTGCCGGGGCGATTTCGCTATAATAATGCTGCAGCCTGTCGGCCGCAAATAGCAGTGCCAGCGTCTCCTTAGCCTGTTCGCTGCCTGCGCGCAAATAACTGCGCGCCAGCTTTCCAATATCTCCGCCTGATGGCTCTGCAGTAAAAACGGCTTTACGGCCTGCCTCGTTTAGATAAGAAACAAGCGCTTTGGCCTGCGTAGTAGAGCCCACTCCATCTGCGCCCTCAATAACTATAAATCTTCCTTTGCTCAAGTAGCACCTCTATATAATAAAAAAGGGCCTCTTGCGAGGCCCTTTTTTAGGATTCAGGCATCGGCCCGCGGCACGGTCGCATTCCCGGTCATCCGAAAATGAAACCCGCCTTCGAGTGCATTCTCCAGCACGGTGTCGACCGTCTTGGCAAAGATGAACTCCATTTCTTCGCGAACATTCTTTGGGATGTCCCGCAGATCCTTTTCATTTCGGGCGGGCAAAATTACCCTGCGAGCGCCTCCACGGTGCGCAGCAAGCACCTTTTCTTTGATGCCGCCTACAGGCAGAACATGGCCTCGTAGAGTGATCTCTCCGCTCATGGCTGTATCCGCCCGCACATTCTTGCCAGTTAGCAGAGAAACAATAGCCGTGGTAATCGTAACGCCTGCGCTTGGTCCGTCCTTTGGAATCGCACCAGCGGGGAAGTGCAGGTGGATGTCGCTCTTATCCAGGAAGTGCTCTTCTAGATCTTTCGCGATACCCAGATCAGGCGCCCGGCTGCGAATCCACGACATTGCCGCCTGCGCCGACTCCTTCATAACGTCGCCCAGTTGGCCTGTGAGAATAAGCGAGCCCTTGCCGCCCATGCGTGTGGCCTCGATGAAAAGCAGGTCGCCGCCCGCTGCAGTCCACGCAAGCCCGGTCGCAACGCCTGGAACAGATGTGCGCTCGGCCGTCTCATTGAAGTAGCGCTCGGCCCCGAGGATATCATCTAGCTTCGACACATCTACGGTTACTCGATTAAAAGCTCCGGCGCTCTCGTCGTGCTTCGCTACATCGACAGCTACGCCGCGACAAACACCAGCTACTTCGCGCTCAAGATTGCGAACCCCGGCCTCTCGCGTATAGCTAGTCGCCAGCTTCAGCAGCGTCGCATCAGGAATCTCGATGTGGGCATCCGTAATGCCGTGCTCGCGCATCTGCTTTGGCACCAAGTGCTGCTTGGCTATATTGAGTTTCTCCTCAAATGTATAGCCTGGAACTTCGATAATTTCCATGCGGTCGCGGAGCGGCGCCGGGATCGTGTCGAGCTGGTTCGCGGTGGCAATAAAGAGTACTTTCGACAGGTCGTATGGAAGGTCAAGGTAGTGATCATTGAAGCTGTTGTTCTGCTCTGGATCAAGAACCTCTAGCAGAGCCGCAGCGGGATCACCGCGAACGTCATGACCAAGCTTGTCGATCTCGTCCAGCAGAATAACTGGATTTGTTGTGCCAGCCTTTTTCATCGCCTGGATAAGGCGACCAGGTAGTGCGCCGATATAGGTGCGACGATGACCGCGGATCTCGGCTTCGTCACGTACGCCACCAAGGGCAATGCGGCCGAATTTACGACCAAGGCTATCGGCAATTGAGCGCCCGAGCGACGTCTTGCCTACGCCTGGAGGACCGACGAAACACAAGATTGGACCTTTCATGTCACTCTTCAGCTTGCGTACAGCAAGGTACTCGACGATACGCTTCTTGATCTTCTCAAGACCATAGTGATCCTCGTCAAGCTGACGCTGGGCATTGCTGATATCAAGGTTGTCAACCGAGGAGGTTGACCACGGCATATCGGCGAGCCACTCGAGATATGTGCGCGCCACCGTGTACTCGGCCTGTGTTGGCTGCATATTGCGCAGGCGCCGCAGTTCGCGGTTGGCCGCTTTCTCGGCTTCTTCCGAAAGGCCAACATTGCGGAGCCGGCGCTCGAGCTCTTCTAGGCCGCTCTCGTCATCTTCTCGTTCGCCGAGCTCGTCCTTGATGGCCTTCATCTGCTGACGCAGGTAGTACTCGCGCTGCGACTTCGACATCTCGCCTTTAACCTGCGAGTTAATTTTGTTCGATAGTTTGGCAACCTCTGCCTGCTGGTTAAGTAGATTGAGAACGGTCTTCAAGCGATTCTTGACGTTAAGTGACTCAAGGACTTCCTGCTTTTCTTCGATCATCGCGTCCATATTCGCAGTGATCAGGTCTGCAAGATGGCCGGGATCAGAGATGCTCTCGAGAAGCTGCTTGGCCATAACGGGCATCTCTGGCAACATGTCGACAATTTCGCGAGCAGTGGTTTTTACTGTAGTGGCCAGAGCAGCGGCATCTGGATCGCTGCCGCCTACGTCAAGTAGCGGCGTGACGCGAGCAAAGAAATAAGGGTCGGTCTGGGTAACTTCGTCAGTCTTGAAGCGGGCAAGGCCTTCGACTACAATTGAAAAACCCTCTTTGCCGGTACGCGTAAGCTTAATTACTCGAGCAATTGTGCCTACCTGATAAAGGTCGATTGGAGCCGGATCGTCAATCTCTGGCGAGCGCTGCGCAACAATACCAATTAGAGAATTTTCGCGCATGGTCTCTTCAATAAGGCGAATCGTCTTTGGACGACCAATGGTGAGCGGCATCACCGCGCCTGGGAAAAACACGCTATTGCGCAGAGGCAGGATTGGTAGCTGCTCTGGCACATCGCTAACATTGAATTCTGGCCGACTACTTGATGTCATTTTTACTCCAGCTGCACCATGCAGCATAATTTGTCTCAATATCTTACAGATTAAAGATTTGAGCCGATCCGTTGTGCAAACTGGATCGGCTCGGGATAAAGCAACAGACGGTGGGTTTAATCAGAGAGCGCTGCGGACATTGAAAGCAGTATTGCATCTCTACTGCCTTCTGACAATTCGCCAGCAGTTACCACTGCTCGCAGCGCTGCCCGGCAGGCTTCAGCCAATTTAGCGTTCTTGTTTTTAAGTGCTAGCAGGGCTCGTGCGTTTCTTGCCATTTTTAGGCCGCCATCTGTCAGATGACTATCATCGTCGATAGCGTATGTCGAGTTGATAAAATCTAACTCCGCCTCTAGCTCATGTAACCTGTTGCATAGCGCAAGAGTTTCATCAAATCCTATAGAGCCTGTTATCTCAGCCTTGCAAAGCAGCAGCTCGGTGTCGAGTGCAGCCGGGGTCCAGCGGCGCGACGGGCCGCATGCAAGCGCCCCTTCTGGCAAATAGGTGGCATCTAGCTCATCTATTATAGCTTTTATCTTGGGCAGTAGCAACTGATTCATTTTGCCTTCTTGATTCCGGCTATCCACGCCGAAAGCGTCGACTGATAAGAGGCGTGCGGCACTTCTTCTAGATCCAGAGCTGGTATATTCAGGCGCTCTGCTAGCGCCCACTCGCCTCGTGAGCCAGAAGAGGCAATCCAGCCTGGGATAAATATGCTGCCATCGCATCTTGACAGCAGCTCTAATGTACCATCTAGCCAGAATTTATCATCCAGCGTGCCATCAAAATGAGCGGTATTTGAATGTGGTATGACCGGGTAGGCGCCGCATAGCGCGACAAGCATTCCCCATTCGCGGGCTGCGTTAATATTACGGTCTATTTTCCAAGTTGACTTGCCGCGATATGGTCCAGCCACGTATACCAGCTTCATGTTTCTCCGTGCTTATCTACTTCTGCTTTCTGTGGCCGAGCAGACGCACCCGCCATATACGCGGCTGTTAGCGCAGACTTGATGCTCCAAATAGCAACATCATAAAAGTCTTCTCTGTCTGATCGGCGCGTTTCCATCGTATCTACATGGAAATATTGCTTGGCGATTCGCTCGATTTCATCAGACATATTCGCAGTATTTTTCATTTCCATTTCCTTCCGATTAGCTCTAATGCGACGACCAGTGCTTCTTCTTCTGTTTCTCCAGAAGCCTGGTGGAACTCGCCATTCATAAAATAGTTACAAATCCATCGCAACCGCTCGCGTCGCTCGGCCTCGCTCCATGTGCGGGTCACAAATGTAGTGGCCGTCGCGCCGGGTGCTGCTTCACGAACTAGCTGCAGTAGGCAGCCGCGTGTCGCAGGATCTTCTAGGATCGGTGAGGCATCCAATATAGACTGCGATCCCCATGACGTCTTAGGGATGCTGCCCTCTACGCTAGTCACAATAAAATTGCTTTTAATGACTTCGCTCCCAGCTGGACTGAAATCTAGGATGCGCCCATTTGCAAGCATTCCGGGCATCCAGCGCCAGCCGGGTGCCGCAACAGCACGCAGGGAGAGTCGCGGCATCATAGGCGCTTAAATCCAAAAAACACATAGGTAAATGGATTCGTAATAGTGAACCACAAGCGCCAATACCAAGGGGCGTGGCCGACCGTTACCTTAATGCCATATTCATTGTGGAAGTCTCTGTTTTTCTGTATCCATTGGTTCGTTATTTTTTTCACTTAAATTATCCTTGGCAATTTCTAGTGTTTTTTCTGGGCAAATCGTCCAGAGGCTTTCACTGCACCTGCATATCTCGAATGCCCAGTAAGAGAAATCATACTTTGTGCTTAGGCTCTGGATCTCATTAAACAGAATCTGGTTACATTTAAAAGTGTATGAATTGCTCCATGGCAATTCAATTCTTTCTACTAGAAAGCAAAAGCACTCTTTGCTTTCTAGATCCAGCCAGAAATGATCCAGGAATCTGATCAGCGCAGATTGCTCTGGCAATAGCAGCAGCTCTCCATCTGTCGCAGGCGATGCTTCTGCCATACATCAAACCTTAAAATAGAGAGCGGCTTCTTCTTCTCTACGGTGCGTCAAGCCTTTTAAAACCTTTCCGGCAGCCTTATTCCACCTTAGGAATTCTGCGCGTATTGTTTCATCTTTAGAATTAACATTGACTTTCTTAAGAAGAGTGCTACTCTTTAGATTAGAAGTGCCCACATTGTACGCAAACGACACAAGAGCATCAAATTGATTCTGCGTTACATCATCTCGACAAAAAGAATCCACTGCTTTTTCATATGTCTTAAGCATTTCTTCTAGTAGCGAGACCGCGTATGCTTCTGTGATAGGTGGGTCGTTGAGTGTGACCTTGCGACCATCGGGATAGTATGTCGCGCCATAACCAATTGTTGGAACTCCGGCGCTACACTTGTATGGCTTTGCAGCGAAGGATTCAAATTTTTTGATTAGTTCGATTCCAGCGTTTGATGTTTTTGTTATTTTCATTGGTCACTCATAGTCTCTGATCGCGACAACATAAGGAAATCGCGGCACGCCGTCTGGCGTTAGATTGAAATACTTTACTGTGGCTTGCTTTCCCACGAGGCTGCCAGAGTTTTGCAGCAGACCTCGCAAGTAGTCCCGGTCGCCCTTGATATTGGAATTAAACTGCGTTCCGGCGGCATTTTTAAATATCATAGATCCGGCCATGCCAGTCTTGTTGCCTTCGCCCTCGATCAGCCCAAGGATCTCGAACTCTTCGTCTACAAATTCTTTTCGCTTTAACAGGTAGCGGCTACGCTTAAACTCATACTTGCCGTCCAGACGCACCATCTGGCCCTCGTAACCATCATTCATGTACTGGGAGTATAGGGCGTCTAGGCGTTCTGTGCTATCAACGGTCTCGGTTGGGACCACTTTTATGCAGTCGCTTTGCTTTATATTGGCGCTAATCCAGGCAGTTCGTTCTGAAAAGCTCATGCTGGCGTCAGCGATATCGTAAATCCAGTACTGAATACTGGCTGCGCTCTCTGCGAGATCGCTTTCGGCCGGCTTTGTTTTCTTTACAAGCGAGCAAATCTTATTAAAGTCGTTTGCCAGCTTGTCACAATAAAGCTCGCCATCAAGCACCAAATTTGGAAATTTTGCAAAAATTTGCTGCAGTGCCTGCTGTACATGAGGGGCACTGACTATCGCCTTGCCATTCCTTGTACGCATGGAGGCAGTATCTACTACGCAGCGGATGCCGTCGTATTTAGGCTGAGAGAATACAGGAAACTTTATGTCCTGCGAGTAGTCTTCGTAGTTCTTGGCAAGCATTGGCTCAATGAATGCTCGCTGGTCAATTTGGTCAATGCTTTCGCGATAGCCGCTCTCAAGCTTCTTTTTCCACTTGGCCTTCGCCTCTGTGGCAGCCTGCTGGCTATCACTGGTCGCATTCTTTTTGCCAGAGTTTTTGCCAAAGCAAACTGTCCACTCAGACGTGATCTTTTTACCGTCCAGTTGTCCGCTGATTGTTCGGAACTTATTACCTTCGACCTCTATTGTCCATACCTGGATTGCTCCG